CGGTGAGCGATTGAGCGAACTCCGAAAACATAGCCATAACATCGGGTGGGTCATCGTGTTTATTCTTTCCAGCCACGGTATAGGAGCAAAGCATACTCATAAATTTGTCGTAATCACTCCCTTTTTTGTACATACTCTCGTCCAAGAACAAGCAATGTTCCTTTACCCAAGCGGAGTTTACGATAATCTTGGTCTCCTTATTGGCGGTAGTGAACTTGGTTGTTATCTTTGTCCTACCTCCCTTGGCTTTTACGCCTTCCTGTACCTTCTCCGCAACTCTGCCACCAGCGGAATTGCTCTCAAAGCGGCATAAGTGGACTTTATTTCGGAGAAGAATGTCAACAAGTCTTGCGTCAACGATGTTAGGTAGCCCATTATCACAAAGTAGGTCGGGAAAATAGTAATCGTTGCCAAACTGATAACCAACAGGCAAGCAAGCGAAGTCCGTTCCTCGGTCTTTCGTATCACACACGCCCAAGATTGCGTCCGGGTCTCCGTCCGGGAGATAGAAAAAGCGGCGTAATTCGTCAACAGGATATAAAAGACCTTCACGCTCGATAGGCTGGTTCATAAACAATGCCTTGAAACTTGCGTCATCGAGGTTATTCTTCATATCCTCGAAATATTTGTCATCAAAACCAACGCCGTAACCGTAATCAAAGTTCGATTTGCCGTTTTCATCGAGTGCCGGGAGGACAATAAACTCGGCTCTTGGGTCATCCCCGTATTCCTGTTCCAATCGTCCAATAACATCGTGAACCGACCAGCGAGTAGCAATATGAATTTCCTTGGCTGTCATTTTCTTACGAGATTTAAGGTCGTTGGTATATGAGAGCCATAATTTATCCAATCGCTCCTTGCTCATAGCCTCCTCGATACCCGAACAAAGGTCATCGGCGTAGAGGATTTTGTCACATCGGGTTGCACCAGTAAGAGAGGCGTTGATTGCTCGGCAAGTGAGAGTAGAGAACCTGTGCTTTTTACCGAGGTCGATTGTCTCCTCCTTTGAGTTCGTGCTTGCCACATTCACTCCCGGGAAAACATCAGCCCACAGATACTCGGGGTCTGTGATAATCTGCATTACTCCGTCATAGAAGGAGCGTGTCAGCGTTCCCGAGTGAGCGGAGGCGAGAGATTGACCGTCCGGGTCACGCCCCATAACCCAAGACAGGAAGAATATGCCAAGGGTGGACTTCCCTGTACCGGGCGGCATAGAGATTGTGAGCAAATCCAATTCATCATCCACAAGGGCTTGCATTGCTCGTACCAGCCTTGCCAGCACTTTACGCCTTGGTACATAAAACTTCTTCTCCGGGTCTCTGTTCCACTCAACGTAGAGAAGAAAACTCTCAAAATCAATAGGAGCGGCGGCGAGTAACACCTTCTTGTGAAGATTAAAGAGCGTCACAATCGTCTTATCGTCCTTGGCGTTCGGAATATCTCGCTCAATCATATCCGACAGCCTCCGTAAAAACTCCCTCGCAAGCCCCGTGTCTGTCTTTTTGGCTTCAAGGCACATATGATAAGCGTCCTCAAACGCTGTCAGATTGCCTTTTTCTGCTTCAGAGAAAATTTTGGGTAGTATGTCTTTAACATTCAATGCCATTTTTACCTCCAATAACAATAAAAAAGTGCGCTACCGAGAGGATTACTCCTCGTGCGGTAACGCACCTGTCTACAACTTCCATTTATCTTTCTTTCGTGGCTTCTTTCCGTTTGCTCTTTTCATTACCTCCCATAATACCGCCACGGGGAATATGAGAACGAGCAATAGTATCATCATAGGTCTTTAACCTCAACCGTAACTTCGGCTTCGGGGTCATCGACCTCAAATATCCATACAATCTTGGCTGTCGTGCCGTCCTGTACGCTGGTATCACAAGGCTTGTAGCCATTGGTTTCCTCACCTGTGAAGGTTAGAGTAGTAAGAGCCGTGCCGTTTTGATAAGCCACCACCTTCACCCAGTCAGCCGGGATAGCACTCTCACCGCTGGAATTGGTGTAATCCGTATAGACACAAACCACATTGAAATCGTGGAGTGTCATCATTTCCTGTCCTGTGACCTCAACTGTATGCTTCGGGCTACTGCCGCAAGCACATAACAGCAATGTCATAATCAAAATAATACCGAGGGTTTTGGTTTTTCTCATTTTTCTACCTCCTGTTTCAACTTGTACCAAGTAGTACGACCTATCCCCATATGAGAACAGGCTTCGTCTACCGTTATCTTACCATTCCTCCACAATGCGAGGAAGTTTTCAAACTCGGGCGGCTCTTTCTTCAGCCTACCTTCAGTCCGCTTGCCGTGGCTTCTCGCCACCGCCTTACCTTCAGCCAGCCTCTCCACAATGTTGTCGTGTTCAAATTCAGCAAACGCCAGCAACATCGTAATGGTGAGTTTCCCCATAGGCGTATCATCGACACGACCCATATTCAGAATGTGGATAATAACTCCCTGTGACTGCAACTTCCGTATGAGGGCTACGCCTTCCTGTGCGGAACGGGAGAAGCGGTCAAGTTTTGTCACCACCAGCGTATCGCCCCTTTTTATTTTTTCGAGAATTTTTGAGAGTTCGGGGCGGTCTGTTGTCATCCCGGTATAGGCTTCTTGATAAAACAGGGCGGTAGGATATGCGGAGAGTAGAGCCGACCTTTGCCCCTCCAACGAATTACCGTCCTTCGCCTGTGTCCTTGTAGACACCCGGGCGTATGCGTAGGTAATCAATCGTTTTTGAGTACCCATTCAGACTTGTCGGTAGTCTTGGAACGGATAACGAGTTCACAATCCATAGCCTCCAAAAACTTAATGAGCGTATCGACATTCATCGTCTTTCTCTCAAATTTCGTAGACACGCCACTCGGAGTGTTGTAACCACACTTCTCCGCAAGGAGAGCGTTGGTAAACCCCTTGGCGTTCATCACTTCTCTAATAGTTTCCTTCAACATAGGCGATAGCCTCCTTCCACATTGTCTTAACCAAGTAAATCATCAAGGTTCGGTTTCTCCTGTCGCTTGGTGTAGGTGAGGGTAATGTCGTAACCAAGGGTCTCCATAATCTTTACGAAGGTCTTGTTGACGATACCCTCTTTGTTCTTAATCAAGCGACTGATGTACTGACCTGTTGAACCAATCGACTTTCCCAACTGCTGTTGCGTCACATCGGCTTCAATGCACTTGATTTTCACATCTGCTTCGATATTGTTTGTTATTGCCATAATGTTCCTCCTTATCAAACTTGAATGGTGTTTTGTAGGATAATATTAACACGGAGAGGGGAGAATGTCAATACTAATAGGATAACATTTTATCTTTTTAAGTTCCTTTTTCTTTTTAAGGAGTATTCGGGCTACTTCCTCGGGCGGCTCGGGCTGTGGTATATCCCCCCGGGGGGATATACCGCCGCAACGGCAAAACACAACCGAACACGCCCGAACCGCTCCGAACCTCCGAACCCGAACACCAGCAAACAAGAACACCAGCAACCCACGAACCCAAACCGGGAACAAACACCCACGAACACCAGCCCGAAACGCAAAAAGAACCCCGGACACGAACCGCCCGGGGCTTTTATCTTTCAATTATTCTTTTTCATTATCTCCCACAATAACATAAAAGGAAAAAGCAAAATACATAATATAATCATTGCGCCGCCTCCCTTTTATGAAAATGTAAAACGCTTGTAAGTGCTTTGTGTGGTTAATTGTTCGGCTATCTGTGGAAATTGCTCTTTTAATTTCTTTGTGTCTACCTTGCTTTGTGTAACATCAGCCCACGCCGCCCGGTGTTCGTTGCCTACAATTTTATAATTGTTTGTGGCGGTCATAATGCTTTTTATTTCGTCCGTGAGTGTGTCAATTATTGCGCTGGTTTCCTCCTGTAATCTTTTATATTGTGCCAATTCTGAAAAAATAATATTAACGTCTCTCATATTTACACCTCCAAAAATCTATAATCATATGTTTTTGTTATATCGTCCTTAAAAGAACCATATAAACCAGTTACAACAGGGATATAAAACGCCGGGTATTTTCCCGTTTCTGAATTGCAATTATAAAACTCGTATTCGTTTAAAACCTCGTCAAATGTTTTATTGTCACAATTCCAATTTTGCGCATTTATAGGCATTTCAAGCCCCCAACCCGTAAACGGTGCTAAATTTACAGGACACCACAACACCGTTAAACCAGCCCTATAAGCCGCCCGGGCTTGTTTCTTTGTGACCCTCTCAAACTCAAACGGGATATTTTTATATGTGTGTCTATAACTCCTTTTATTCATATTGTGACCTCCTACAAATACAACCAATAATTTTTATCAATCCATTGTTTAGCCGCTTTTATAGTGCTAAAATAATTTGATGTGGGCATTTCTCCAACAAATACGATATATTTTAACCCTTTTTCGTATTCGTTGCGGCGTGGTGTTCTATTGCCTATATAGAACACCAGCCCACACTTTTTTATTGTTCTATTGCTCATATTTTCGCCTCCTATCGGTAAAGAGTACCATTATAAGCGGCGGCTTTTTCTGCTGGTGTTGTCTCGTGAGGTAGTGCGAAAAATTCCGCTTTATTGAGACCGCAAAACGCTTTTATATGTCTACCTGTCGTTTGAGACCAACCGCCCCAAAACTTTACAAGACCGCCGCCCGGTGTCTTTTCTATTATCTTTGTGCCGTAACTATATAAAATTTCGCTCCCGTCATCCTGTACCATTACAACCGCTTTACCATAAAAAGATTTTCTTCCGTCTGTCGGTATCAATTCATATTTACGCATAAATAACACCCCCGTTCTTTTTACAAAATTCTTTCAAGAGGTTTTCGACCTCGTTTTGCTGTCTCTCGTAACCGTCCGCGCCTTTATAACTGGTGTAATCGTTCCAAATGTCGGCGGCTTTTTTCTCGTATTCGCTTATAGCCTCCAAACGTGCGCCGGGCATATTTCTATATCCCGTACAAATTGTAAGCCCGTAAACCTCGTAAACATCAAAATTCCAACCGTAAACGCCGCTGGTGTATGCTGTCGGCTGGTGATTTCTTAAAAGGGCTTGTAAATCGCAATAACCAGCACATTTTAATGTGCGCCCCGGTGTGCTGTTTACAATGGCTTTTCTTGTGGTTTTTACTTTCATATTGTGACCTCCTTTTATACCGCTTTTCTTGCGGTGTGCTTTGTTTTAACACGTTTCCGTGTCTGTAATTGTATATTAACACGTTTCCGTGTCCGTGTCAACACTTTTTATAAAAATTTTTACACGTTTTCGTGTTTCTTTTTCCGTGTCCGTTTTTTCAACAAAAACCGAACACCAACCGCCGCCCGGCTTGAATTTTTCCATATAATAGGAAGAAACACCAAACACGGCAACGTGTAAAACGCATATAATAGGAAGAAACACAAACAAGCCCCGACAGGAACACCAGCAACCGCCGCCACGCCTCCCGGGAACATCAGCCCCGACAGGATGAAAGAACGCCACCAGCACAACCAACAGGAGCGGACACCACCAGCAACCGCCGCCGGGTGTTTTCTCCTGTCATCAGCACCAGCACCCACGCCCGGAACGCCGACAGGGTAAAACAGAACAGCCGTTCACCAAACAGCCGTTCTATATCAACATCTGAAAAATTTCCTGTCAAAAACCACGCAAAAATCCCGGGGCAAACTCGCTGGGGTAGCGGTTCGCTCCGGGATAGTCGATAGTCGCAAAAGTCGCAAAAGTCGCAATAGTCGAAAGTCGTTAGTCGCTCTGACCTTCATCCATAGTCGAATTGTCCGAAAGTCGCTTCTGTTGGTCGGCGGCAATGTAGCGGTCTCTGATTTCG